ATACGGATGCTGAGCAACTACCGCCAAGCGATCAACAAGACGCTGGACGAGTTCACGGCCAATGCGGTGCATGACTTCGCTTCTCATGGTGCCGACGCCTTTGGTGAAGGCGCGATTGCGGTAGAGACACCGACAGCCAAGCCCTTCAACTTCCGGAGCGAGTTCGCCTGATGGCTTCCTACAAGAAGAAAGACAAGGACGCCGACGATCCGATGGCGACCATGCGGAAACGCTATGAGGTCGCGGAGTCAGCGGTTTCCGACAAGAATCAGGCCTGTGTGGACGATATTCGCTTTACCTTTGTGCCCGGCGAGCAATGGGACGAAACCATGAAGGCGCGGCGCGGCTTGAGGCCGTGCTATGAGTTCAACAAGACCCGGCCTGTCGTCAAGTCCGTCACCAACGACATGCGCCAGAACGATCCGGCGATCAAGGTCATCGCGGCGCAGGACGGGCATAAGCACCTGGCCGAACTGATGAATGGCCTGATCAAGAATATCGAAGCACAGTCACGGGCTAATGTCGCCTATGACACTGCTGGCTTCTTTGCGGCGGCGGGTGGCTATGGCGTATTTGAGATTACGACCGAGTACGCCAATGATGATGTCTTTGAACAAGACATCCGGATCAAGGAAAAGCGCAATCCATTCGCGATCCTGTTCGATCCAGCGGCGAAGGAGTTCGACAAGCGCGATGGCCGCTTTGCGTTCGAGGTCATCAACTACAGCCGAGCTGCATTCAAGGCCAAATGGCCGGATGCGGACCCGGTAGACTTCACTGGCGGACTGAATCCTTCTGACCGATATGGTTCGTGGTTCACCGAAAAGCAAGTCCGGGTCGCCAAGTATTGGTGCAAGCACGCCGAAACCAAGACCATCTATCAGCTCAGCGATGGTCGCGTGGTAGACGAGGACGATTATCAGGCGTTGCTGCCGCCCCTGAATCAGCCTGCTCCCGTTGATCCGATGACCGGCCAACCGCAAGGCGAGCCATTGACGTTGAAGACGCACCGCGTGGTCAAGTACGACCGCATTACCAGTGAGATCGTCTCAGGCAAGGAAACATTAGAAGGCCCGTTCGACTGGGCAGGCAAGTTCATTCCGTTGGTCCCGGTCTGGGGCGAGTCGGTGAACGTGGAAGGGGAAGAGTTCTACGCTGGCATTGCCAGACCCATCAAAGACGCGCAGCGCTTGTTCAATTGGGATGTGTGCGTGGGTCAGGAAGTGATGGCCGAACAGCCGCGCGCGCCGTTCCTGTTCACCGCCGCGATGGTGGCAGGGTATGAGGAAGAGTGGCGGAACCTAGCGGTCGATAACGCGCCGGGCTTGCCCTACAACGTGGACTCGTCGGCCCCGAATGGCGGCGCGCCTATCCGTTCGCAGCCACCGGCCTATCCTGGCGGCTTCTTTGATTCCGCGCAGTTCACCGCTGACCTGATCAAGTCGGTCTCCAACGTAGTCGATGCGCCAGTTCAGTCTCGCGCCAGTTCCGGCAAGGCGATTCAAGCCGTCGAGCATCAGCAGGATGTGGGGAACTTCGACTATATCGACAACCTGGCCAGGGCTAAGGCGTTTGGCGGCGAGATTCTGGTTGACCTGATTCCCAAGATTTACGACACGGATCGTCAGGTGATGATCCTCGGGGAAGACGGCAAAGAGAGCTACGCGCAACTTAATCAGTCGGTGCAGAACCCGCAAACCGGCGAATGGCAGGTTATCAACGATCTGAGCCAAGGCAAGTATGCGGTGCAGGTGACGGTTGGTCCGAGTTACGCGACACAGCGCATGGAAACGGTTGCGGCGTTGACCCAGATTGCCAGCAACCCGAACCCGCAGATTGCCGCCTTGGCCTCCTACGGCATCATCAAGAACATGGATGAGCCGGGCATGATCGAGGTCGAAAAGGGCACACGCAAGCTATTGGTCGCTCAAGGCATTTTGGAACCGGACGAAAAGAGCGGTGATGTTCAGCCTGGTCCTCCCCCCGAAGTTCAGCAGCAAATGCAGCAGATTCAACAGCAGGGCGCGCAATTGCAACAGGAGCAAGCGGCCTTGGCGCAGGAAAAGAGTGCGCTGGACGTGCAGAAAGCCAGTATGGGCGCTACCTTGGCGCAGATTCAAGCCGAGCAAAAGATATTGGCCGCAGATTTTAACCGAATGAAAGCCGAGTTAAAGAATGCGCAACTAGAACACAGCGCCACGCAAGCGCAAACCATGCTCACCGAGGCAAACGCCCGGCTAGCTGATGCCAAAACGGCACAGATAGCCGTAGACACGGCGCTTGCGGAACATACCGCGCCCATGAAGGCATTACAGCAGTCCGCGCAGACCGAGGCGTCGGTTATAGACACCTATACCAAGTCACCGGATACGCCTTATTTCGGACCGCCCCAACCTAACAACGAACAAGGACTTGAGTCATGACCGAACTTATCGCCTCTGGCACGTCTTATGCCGCATCGTCTGATGTCACGGTGACGGCTGGAACGCCTGTGTCGTTCTTTATCCATACGGGTACGGGTTCAGCCGCTGGCGTCTCCTACCAGTTGCAGCACAAGAATGCAGCGGGTGGCTATCAAACGATATTCACGTTGACGCCGGCTAATATCAACGAATTTGGCACCATTGGCGGGGCCGGGGTGTTTCGCATTCTACGTGATGCGAGCGCCCAAGCGTCGAGTTTCGAGCAAGGCTGATGTCTACCCTCGTTCATACCTTGCGTTCGCTGTTTGGCCCGACCTTGCGGCCTTTGTTCACAGGTGGCAATGGCATTGCGTCCAGCGATTTCAATATTTTGACCGAAGCTGGCGACAACCTGATCACTGAGGCAAGCAACGCGCTTGTCCTCGAAAGCGCGCCTTAAGGAATAATCATGACTGACACGAAAATTTCGGCGCTATCCGCTGCCGGGGCTTTGGCAGGAACGGAAGTTTTGCCTATTGTGCAAAGCGCGGCAACGGTCAAGGCGACCGTGCAAACTGTGCGCGACTTGGCAACCAGCATCAAGGAAGCCTTGGCGCTGGGTGCAACGATTACGTCGGGGCAAACGCTGGACTGGAACAGCGATACGTTTATTGGCCGTCGCGCGGCGGCGGGCGTCATGTTTGGGGCCGCCGATGCTGCCGCGCCAGTGGCACAGACGGTTTCGTTCCAAGGTGCGCGCGGCGGTACGGACACCAACACCGCCGCCGTCACGACCACGATTCAAGGCTCCCTCGGCACCGGCACCGGCACCGTGGGCAATGTCGTTATCAGCACCGGCACGGTTTCAGCGAGTGGCACGACCGCGCATACGGCAGCAGCGCGACTTACGATTAATAGTGCAGCAGCTACTGTCACTGTTCCGGTAATTGTTACTGCTACAGGAAGCGTGTCCGCTCCGAACTTTAATGCAGGAACCTCAGCTAACCCAGTCGGCATCTATAACACTGGCGATTTTGTATTACGCGCATCAACTAACGGATCGCAGACATTTGCATCAAGTGTTAGCAGTGCTTTTTTTGGCATTGCGTCCGGCAGCGTTTATGTGTTTTCAACAACGGGGCCTTTTGACGCCGGTGTAGGTCGCAACGCCGCCGGTGTAGTCGAAATCAATAACGGCACTGCCGGTACATGGCGCGACCTAAAACTTCGCTCCTTGCTGGTCGATGCGACCAACACGACTGCCGGCACGACCGGCGCGCAGACCATCAATAAAGGCGCGGGCACGGTCAACTTTGCAGCGGCGGCCACGACATTAGTAGTTACGAACAATCTGGTTACAACCGCGTCCCTGGTTTTTGGCGTTGTTCGCACGAACGACTCTACGGCGACCTTGAAAAATATCGTTCCCGCCACAGGTTCATTTACTATCACGCTTACAGCGGCAGCCACAGCAGAAACATCCGTAGGATTTTACGTCATCAATTAAGGACCAATTATGTCTACTATTTCAATCACTATTCCATCCGGCCAAGATGCGCGTGTAGCGTCTGCTGTTGGCGAACGCTTAGGTCTAGTTGATGGCTCTAATGTCTTGCGTCCTGCGACGGGCCCGGAGATTAAGCAATACGTCATGGATCAGCTTAAAAACTGTGTCCTGGAGGTAGAGCAATATCGCGCCCGGAACGTCGGGCAAGCAACGGTAACACCGATCACCCCGGCCTGATGATTGTTTCCGGTCCCGAACTACGCCCGTATTTTGAGGACAAGGCCGAATCGGTGGCCGCAGACGCGCAATTCATTGGCCGCTGGGAAGGCGACAAGCTGCTGGGTGTGTTTGCCAATATGGATGATTGTTTTTGATTTGCCGCAAGACCGAGCGGGAGGTTCCCGTGCAAAACTCGTCATTAAGGACGCGCAATCATGAGTGAAGCCAAACAGGCGGCTATTTTGTCGCTGGAATCCAAGTTCGCGGCGAAAGATGCGGCCAAGGCCGAGGCATCAGTACCCGAAGAAACCGTTGACAATTCGGAAGAAGAGGCGGAAATTGTTAAACCAGCAGAAGGCACAAAGCCGGACGCGCCAGCCGCTCCCGCTGACGACAGCGAGGAAGAAGAACACGACGAGGAATCGGCAACCTCGGATAACGGTGATGACCCCACCGCGCGCCCGAAGAAGAACAAGGGCGTAGGCAAGCGGATCAATGAACTAACACGGGAAAAACACGAGGCATTACGTCGCGCAGAAGCGGTTGAAGCGGAAAACGCCTACTTTCGGCAGCTGGTTCAACAGCAGCAGCAAGGACAGCCACCGTCGCAACAGCAGACGCCGACGCAAGCGCAAGGCAAGCCGACGCTGGAAGCGTATGGCTGGGACCAAGAGGCCTTTGCCGAAGCCCTAACCGACTGGAAAGTCGATCAGCGTTTCCAGGCTCTCCAGCAAGAAAGCCAGCAGCGGCAGTACCAGGATAAAGAACAGGAAAGGGCCAAAAAAGCCAATGAGCAGATTCAGGCGCTGGAACAAAAGATGCCTGGAGCTTGGGATCGGATAAGTCACGCGCCGATTGATTACAAGCCCCCTATGGTGGAATTCATCAAGGACTCTGACATTGGCCTAGATATGGGTCTTTACCTTGCCGATCATCTGGACGAAGCCTCGCAAATTTCGCGGATGTCGCCATTTGGACAGGTCCGCGCTATGGGTCGATTGGAAGAGCGACTTCAATCCCGGCCCTCGCCTCAGAAACCCGTGACCGTTACCCGAGCGCCTGCCCCGGCTCCTGGACTCCCCGCTGGCACCTCCGCGACCGCGAAGATGGACAGCATGGAAGACCATATCCAAGCCGTGCGGGCAAAACGTAAAGCCCTACGCTACCAAGGATAATCCATGCCTAATACCCTGCTTACCACGACCAAAATTCTGGATCGTGCGATGGCGGTCTTGTTTCAGGAACCGACGTTCCTGGACAAAGTAAACCGTCAATACGAGTCCCGGTTCTTCGGCAAGGGCATTGGCCCTTTCGGCGATACCGGCTATGTCAAAATTCCACCGCGCGCCGTGATTCGTGATGGCCGCGTGATGCAGATTCAGAACCAGGTCGAAACCACGGTTCCGGTCAGCATCAACAAGTACAAGGGTGTCGATACCGGCGCGACCAGCCTGGAAATGGCGCTGGATATTGACGATTATCAGGAACAGTTCATTGACACCAAGATTCCTGATCTGATCGCGGCCGTTGAGGCTGACTGCCTGTCCACCGTCGTTCCGCTGGTTTACCAGTCGGCCGGTGATTATGGCCTGTTCAATGACGTTTCCACGGTGCTTGCCGCTGGCGGCATTCTGGACAACAACTTGGCCCCGTCGGAGCCGCGCTACTTGCTGACCAATACCACGGCCAGCCAGCAGATCGTCAACGCGCTGACCGGGTTCTACAACCCGCAAAGCACGATCAGCGAGCAGTTCCGCAAAGGTCAGATGGCCGACAATACCTTGGGCTTCGATTGGTTCAAGACCACGCTGATGCCGTCGCTGACGCGCGGTTCCGCCAACACGGCCTATGAAACGGCGACCACGGGCGCGAACATGAATGCGGCTGGCACCAGCATCGACATCGACACCGGCTCCGGCACGTTTGCGGTTGGCGATATCTTCACCATTCAAGGTGTGAATGCCGTCCATCCGCAGACCAAGGCCGATTTGGGCTACCTGAAGACGTTCGTTGTGACCACCGCCTCCGCGGGCGGCACCGTCACGCTCTCGTTCACCCCGGCGATTGTTGCCTCGGGTCCGAACCAGAACGTCACGGCGGCTCCGGCGGCGGACATGGATGTGCTGCCGCAGGGAACCATTTCCACCGCCTATCAGCAGAGCTTGGCGTTCTCGAAGGATGCGTTTTACTTCGTGACCGCCGACTTGCCGATGCCGACGGGCATGGGCGTGAAGGTGGCACAGCGCACCTGGAAAGGCCTGACGATGCGATTCATGAACGGCTTCGATATCCAACAGGATATGTTCGTGTCGCGTTTCGACATCGCCTACGGTTGCGGCATCCTGCGTCCGGAATTGGCCGTCCGCATTCCCAACATCCCGGCCTAAGGAGTAACTGACATGAGTGACACTGCCATCCCCGGCGGCCTGGTTTCCGACCGCCACAACCTTACCTATGTGGTCCCTGGTATCACCCAGCCGACCTTCGTAGGCCCGCCCGTCATCGTCTCGTACACGGCCAACGGGGTAATCTCCCCCGAGCCGGGTATCAAGATGCTTAACAAGACTTCGGCGCTCGCCAGCACCACGCTGGCCGCTCCGAACCGTGCTGGCGATTATATTTTCCTGATCGCTGGCACCGCGTTTGCTCACGTTGTCACGGCCACGGGATTGATTCAGGACGGTGTGACCGGCGGGGCCAAGGCAACGCTGACCTTCGGCGCGTTTGTTGGATCGAGCATTGGACTGGTCGGCATTGCCAGCCCAAGCACGGGCGCGCTTACGTGGGCGGTCACGTTCAAGAACGTCTGCGTCATCACGTAACTGTAGTCGCTGAACCCAAAGGCCGGGAGCAATCTCGGCCTTTTTCATGAGGAAAAGCCATGCTCGTTTCTGCCGCGCTGACTCGCTCGCTATTGCTGCTGCAGGCCATTGACGCCGCCGCGTCTCTGCCGGCTGGTGATGCTGAAACGGCGATGTCCGCATTGAATGCGATGATGACCAACTGGGAATCGAGTGGGCTGGCGATGGGCTGGGCGAATGTCTCGGCCCCCGATGCCACGCTGCCGATTCTGGACGAGGATGAGGAAGCGGTTGTCTATAATCTCGCCGTCCGGCTGGCTCCGTACTACGCGATTCCTGCGGCGATGCCGGGGATTGCAGATATGGCAAAAACCTTCCTGGCCGAACTACGGCGCAGGCGCTTGGTGGAAATGCCGTTGCGACTGAACAATGATTTGCCATGTTCTGAGCGGAGCGGGTACTGGGATATCCGAAACGACGAGCCGTATTGCCGATGAATATCATCCTATCTCGATTTGAATCCAAGCATGAGGCGGTTACTGAATCCGGCTGCTGGTTATGGACAGGCAGCAAGAACAATAAGGGCTACGGTATATTCTGCCCCTCAAAAAAACATGAGCTTGCGCATAGGATTTCATGGCAAATCGCAAACGGACCCATCCGGGATGGTCTATGCGTTTTGCACAAATGCGATACCCCTTCATGCGTAAATCCCACGCATTTGTTCCTTGGAACGCGCCTAGAGAATATACGCGACATGGATAGGAAGGGGCGGCGCATACCTGCTAGCGGTGAATTGCAGGGGCGCTCCGTGCTGACGGAGGCGAAGGTCAGAGAGATTCGGGCTGATACCAGAAAAGTGAAGCAAATCGCCGCCAGCTTTTGTGTTGGCGAATCAGCTATTCGGCACGTTCTAGCTGGTCGCAGCTGGAAGAATGTAGCCTAATGCGCTGGACTCCGATTCCCATCGTAGATGGGGCCTACGCTGACGATACGCGGCCTTGGACGTTTCAAGACACCTGTAACTGGTTGCCCGTCAACGCTGAACAATCCGGGACACGCTCGCAATCCATTCTGCGCTCGCCTCCGGGGCTAAAGGAATTTATCAGCTTCGGCGCGGGACCGCATCGCGGCGCGCGGAATGTCGAAGGCAAGCTGTTTCTAGTTGCCGACACCCATTTATACCAAGTCATCTCAGCGACGGAAGTTTTGCAGTTAGGGGAGATTCCTGGGCGCTCGATTGTTTCAATGACGCATAACCAGATCACGAACGGCAACCAGCTGGCGATTGCCACGGGGGCCGATGGCTATTGCTACAACACGGTGACGCAGGTTTTTGAGAAGATCACCGATAGCGGCTTCCCCGGCTCCCGTGTGTTCGATTACATCAACTCGCTGATTATCGGTATCGAACCGCAGCGGCGGTTTTTATTCAATTCCGCGCTGGCTGACGCGCTGGCCTATAACGATATTGAACGCTACGAATCGGAGGCTTCGCCTGATCGTCTCGTTACACTGATCGTGTCGCATCTAGAAGTATGGGTATTCAACCAACACACGACGGAAGTGTTCGACAACACCTCCGATCCGACCTCGATCAGCAATCACATCCTGTTCGTGAACAAGCGGGTGGCGATTGACCTTGGAGCGGCCTCTGCCCATTCCGTCGCGACCTTGGACAACGCTATTTTTGTGGTCGGCTCCGATGGTTCCGGCTACAGGATGGACGGCTACACCCCGGTTCGGATCACTACTCATGCCATTGAACAGGCCTGGGCGCGTTGCGACTTGTCGAAATGCTTCTGTTTTACGTGGTCGGATCGCGGGCACAAGGTCTGGTACATCACGTTCCCCGATGGCTTCACTTGGGGGTACGACTGTTCCTCAGGCAAGTGGCATCGCCGCGCTTCTGTAGGCCGTGACCGCTGGCGCTTGAATACGATGGTGGAATGGAACGGCGACTGGTACGGCGGTTCCTACAATTCCGGCATGTTCTATAAGTTGGATTGGGACTACATGATGGAAGGCTGCGACGAGATGGTGTCGCGCCGGGTGACGGGTGTTTTGCATGACGATGGCAATCGGGTCACCGTGCCGGGCATCCGATTGGAGTTCGATACGGGCGGGGAAGCGTCTACCTGCTCGGAAGTAACCCCCATCATTCCCATCATTCACAGCTTGAACGAATTGGCTTTGATTGTTGGCGCGGCAGAATACAAGGGCGATCCGCGCAGCATGGTGACAGTTGCCGGACTGGCTCCTACGTTAAGCAGTTCGATTCCATGGCAGGCGACGAATGTCGATGGCACGGTTTTGGCAGCTCGCAATCCTAACGGGCTGGCGATCTGGCGCTGGGTCAGTGGAACGGGCTATGTCGCGCAGACGATCAGCGGAACGACACCGGGAACGGCAGTGGACTCGGTGTATGGCATGGCGATTTCAAATGATGGTGTCTGGGTCTTGGTTTGTTCGCCATTCAATACTGGCATTTACGTCTACAAGTTCAACGGGACCAGTACTTACACTTATGTTGGCCTGACCACGACCGCACAACAAGCGACATCGGTTTGTTTTAACCCGGCAGAGACAAAGGTTGCCGTCACCATTGGTTCGTTCGGCAATTATTATCTCGCCCGCTATGACTTCAATTCTACCACCGGCGCGCTTACCAATGTCGCTTACATGGCCGATATTCAGCCCTCTGGCGGCTGGCAGCATGTGGACTGGATCGGCAATTACATTCTCATGTCCAAGGGGTTGCAGCCGCGTGTTCTGAACGCAACGACGCTGGCCAATGTGTGCGTGTTTGGCACGGGAACGACAACGCGGTGTTACTGGTCAACCAGTGGTGGCTTTATTTATCGCGGGCTGACGACTTACACCTTTAATGGGTCTGCCGCGACCTTGCTCAATACCTATATTTCGGCGGGGTCTGGCTTTATTGACAGCACGCTGACGGCGGGGCGTGATTATCTGGCGCTCATCAATAGCACAACCGCAAACGATATTTACTCGGTGTCGGGTGGCGTTTATACACCCGTCCCGATTGATATAACCGCGCCTTCGGGCGCTTCCTTCGGTGCACTTTGGACGAACCTGCCATGAGAGATGCTTGGGCGACGATTGGATTGTCTCGGGACGGCGCGCATAACGAGATTGCGCGCACCGAGCATTATCTCGGGGACGTGGGAGCATTCATGGTTCCCGTGTTACGGACGCGCTGCGGCCAGGCGCGACAACTGGTGATGATTATCGAAGTCTCTAGTCCGATCAAGCGCGACTTGATTGATGGCCAGATACAGATTCAGACGGAGCAATAATGATTCCTTGTCGCGTTACTTATTCCTTTGATGAGCCGCCCACGGCTATCGTTCCGTTGCCCTCGGTTCCTACCTTGGCGCAGATTCAGGCGCTAGAAGCCGAGCTGCGAAAATATCCGCAACTGTACGATGACACGCATCACCATTTTGCAGAAGGCATTTACGGGCGCGAGCTGCGAATTCCGAAAGGCGCACTGCTGACTGGGAAAATGCACAAGCAGCAACACCTGAATTTTCTGGTCAAAGGCGAGATTACCGTCTGGACCGAACAGGGCATGAAGCGGTTGAAAGCGCCACAGGTCATCGTGTCGCAACCGGGCTGTAAGCGCGTCGGATTCGCCCATGAAGACACGATCTGGATCACGGTACACGCCTCGCATCAGACCGACCTAGCCGCCCTGGAAGCGGAATTGATTGAACCCGAATTTGCCGTTTTAGAAGGAGACATTCCATGTCTTGGGCAGCGGTAATCGTTGCAGGCGCTTCCTTGGTAGGGGGCGCGATGCAAAACAAGGCGGCTAAGAAAGCCTCTAGCGCGCAGCAGCAAGCCTCGGATGCGGCCATTGCCGAACAGCGCCGCCAGTTCGATGCGTTCCAGGCGAACGAAGCGCCATTCATGCAGTTCGGCCAGAATCAACTGGCAGGATTAGGTGCGTTGAATGCGGGCGATTATTCCGGATTTGAGAACTCACCGGACTATCTCTACGCGCGCGATCAGGCTTTGTACGGGATCGACCATTCCGCCGCCGCACGCGGTCAGCTTTATAGTGGCGGCCATAGCCTGGACTTGGCGCATGAGTTGAACGGCATCGCATCGCAGAACCTCGGCAACTATCGCGGGGCGTTGCAGTGGGGCGCGAACCTCGGCCAGAACGCGGCGTCGGGTGTCGGGCAGGCGGGCATGAACTCGGCCAATCAGATCGGCGGCTACCTGCAAAATGCAGGCGATGCGCAGGCCTCCGGCTACTTGGCCCAAGGCAATAACAACGCCAATCTGCTGAACCAGCTCGGCCAAACGGCCTCTAGCTACTTCGGCAATCGCAGCGCGGGCACGCCGACTACTTACAATCCGAACACGGACCCGCTCGCAGGTTCCTATACCAACGGCTTTGGTCCGGGTTATACCAGCACTAGCGATGCGTGGCGGTGGGGTGGATGATTTCCCGGAGGATCGACTAATGCCTGGCTACAATCAATTGATGCCCGATTACTACGGCGACATCACGAAAGCCTATGACCAAGGCCGCGAGCGCAAGCAAAAGAATAACCTCGCTTCGCTGGAAGGCCAGTATTTCGCCGGTCAAGTCGCACCTGAGCAGCAAGCTCAGTTTCAGGGCGAAGTTGCGCAGCAAGGGGGAGACGCCGCGTCCTTCCGAAAAGACGCGATGATCCGCGCTGCGCAACATGCGATGGTCTTGCAGGACACGCCAGACGATTTGAAGCCACAGGTTTATAGCCAAGTGGTTCGTGAATTTCGCGGGGCCGGGTTTGCACTGCCGCCGCAGGCAGATGCTTACGATCCTTCACATTTGCCGATGTTGGCGAAATTCGCGCAGACGGTGTTGGCCGTGCCAGGGAAAGACGTAAACAGCCCGATGAATGTGTCTCCTGGTGGCGAAATTGTTGACCCACGTACGGGGAAGGTCATTCACGCCAATATGAACTTTGCGCCAGCGCGCCCATTCTATGATGCGCAGCGCGGCATGATGATTTACCCAGACCAACAGGGCGGCCAGCAAGCAACGCCCTCGCAACAGCGTGTCCAGTTTGATTTCACTCCCGATATGCCACAGGCCGCGCAGGACGCCGCTAGAGCCGCCGCAGGCGTCATGGACCCCGGTGCACAGGAAGTTGGGCCGCAAATGGGCGGCGGCGGAATGGGCGCTCGCACCGTCCAGGTCGCGCCGCCAATGCCGCAAAAGCCGAACTACGAGGGCGAGCGAATCGCCATGGAGCGCGAGCGGTTGGCGATGACCCGTGCAGATCACGCAAACTCTGACGCGGCCCCCGCTCAAGACGAGGTGGACTTCTATGCACAAATGTCCAATGCCGGTGATTATTCATGGGCGACTGGCATGGCGCGCGGCAAGTCCGGGCAAGCCTTGATTGCGGCAGTTCGTAAGCGCCAAGTGGAGCTTGCGGGTGGCGCAGGCATGGCCCCGCAGGATGTGACCGCGAATCGTGCGAGCAGCACGGCATTGCAGAAAACCCTGGTTGACCGCCAGAAGTACGCTAGTGCCGTGCAGAATCTAAATGGCACCCTTGACCGACAGGCAGCGCTGGTGGAGTCGTTACTCAGCAAGGGCGCGGCTAACGGCCAGTCCCCGGTACTCAATCGCTGGATTCAGGCTGGTCGCAAGCAGATTGCGGGCGATGGGGACGTAAACGCGCTAGATACCGCTATTCGCGGCCTTGGCCGTGAGCATCAACGCGTGCTGACCGGCCCGCTGTCGAATGCTCAACTTCAGCAGGGCGCATCCGAGACTGCTGACCAGCTCGTAAATATCTCAATGAACCCGGACGCGATCCGCAAGGTCATCGGCGTGATGAAAGCCGAAGCGCGCAATGGCTTGGAGCAGAACAACGCCACGCTGGAAGATTTGCGAAATCAATTACGCGGAATGAATAAGACCGCCTCTGCCAAAGCGCCAGAAATCACCACGCAATCCCAGTACGACGCGCTCCCAAAAGGAGCGATCTATACCGAAGATGGCAAGCAATATAAGAAGCCCTAATGCCTAGCAAATTCGGCGGCATCCCCGTGGAAAGCGGGAGCAAGTTCGGTGGCATTCCGGTCGAGCCATTGCCCTTGGTAGGTGATGGCGAAACCCCGGAAACGCTGGAACAGAAGTTCTGGTCGGCCACGGCAGACGGCGACCATGAAACCGCGCAGGCCGTTTTTCATCGCATGGCATCTGAAGGCCTGAAGCCGGGGAAGATGCCGGATTATGTGCGGGCCGCAGGTCAGCAGCGTAGTGTCGATGAAATGAGTGGGGCTTCGCAGTTTGCGGCAGGCGCAGGCGGTGCATTTGAACAGATGGGCCGTGGCATTCATCAGGCGGGCTTGATTGCTTCGCCACTGTACCTCGTCAATCCGATGGCGCAGCAGGAAATGGCGGCGAGCAAAGCGGCGGAAACCGCCCAGCGCCAGCAAGATGTTCCGCTGAATACGACTGGAGCCGGTTTTACAGGCAAGGTCGCGGGCAATGTCGCGCCCTTTGTCGCAGGTGGCGTGGCAGGTGCTTACCTGAAATCCCCGGCGATTGTGTCTGCCGTGCTGCCGGATACGATTCCCGGCGCGATGGTGCAAGGTGGTTTGCTCGGCGCAGCACAGCCCCTGGAAACCGGCCAGAACGAATTGGCGCGTCTAGGCAATGTCGGCCTGGGTGCAGGATTTGGGGGCGCTGCCAGCGCAGGCCCGCGCGTCATTGGCGCAGGTATCAATCACGCGCGCCAGTTGTCACCGGCCTTTTCTCGGCAGATGCAGGAAGAACAAGCGGCTCGCATCTTGCTCGATCACGCGCATGATCCAGTCGCCGTTCGCCAAGCTTTACAACAGAATCAGCGCATCATTCCCGGCACGAATCCCAGCACGGCGGAGGCTACTAGGGATGTTGGCTTGGCTGGACTAAATCGAACGCTCGCCAATACGCCGGAATACGGCAATGCCCTAGCGACACAGAATCTCGCCAATAACGCCCAGCGCGTCCGTGTCGTTCGGCAGTCTTTTGGCAACCAGACGGCAGGCTCGGAAGCCGTGCAACGCCAAGCCGTGCAGGACGCTCAAGGCGCGGCGATCAACGAGGCCAAAAAGCAGACTGGTGTCGAATCTGGAAAAGTTGTTTTGTCGATAGATCGCGCGCTGAAGTCGCCACGATTCATTAATAATCCCGATGTCGCTCAAAAAATGGCGACGGTTCGCGGAATGATCGTGACGCCACTGGATGACGCAGCTAGATTGCGCGCGGCGCGCGGCGTGATTACCGACGCGCTAGATGACGGGTTTCGTAAAAGCACCGCCAACCATGACGCGCTACTTGAAGCGCGTCGATTGGTTTTTGGCGCGCAGGCGCGTGGCGAAAGTGCCGATGAAACGATCAAAGCGCTGAAAGCGATTTCAGCGGATGGCCGAACCAAGACCGTGCTTGGCGATATGGCCCGCGCGTTGCGAAAAACCGAAAATGGAAAGCCAGATGTCGCCAGCCTATACAATGCCCGCAAACACATCACGCAAACCTTAATGAAAAATGCGGACGCCGAAACCATGACGGCCCTGCGTGGTGTGGTTGGTAACTTGGATGAGCAGATCAGCAAGGTCGCGCCGACGTACAAGCAATACCTGACCGATTACGCGGGCGGGATGCGGAAAGCGGACCAGATGGCTGTGGGCGAAGAATTGCTCGGTGCCAGTTCCGCCATTCCTGACGCCCTGGGAAACCCGGCTTTGTCGCCTGCCAAGTTCAATCGGGCCGGAGGCAATCTAGACCAGACCGTACGTCGCGCCAGTGGATTCCAGCGCGCGACAGCGGACAAGGCCCTGACAGGGGCACAGAAACAGACGGTGGACGCCATACAGCGCGATCTAGCGCGTTATTCTCGCTCCATGACCGAAGGTAAGGCAGTTGGGTCTAATACCCTGCAAAACGCGGTTGGCGGCAATAAGCTTCAGGGTGCAGTCGGGCCAGTGGGCGCGGCCATTGTTGAGCCTATTTCCGGCGTGGCGTTGCTGGCATTGAATGGGATGCGCAAGACCTACGGCGAAAAGACCTTTGCAATTTTGCAGGAAGCCATGCTTAATCCGGATCGCGCCGCCCAGTTAATCGCCCAACTTCCGGCCCAGCAGCGAGGGGCGGCGGTCAAGGCGGTGGCTGCGCATATCGCGCGCGTAACTGGACCAGCGGCTTCTAATCTCGCCGTGCGTAGCGAATAGAGCGCGTTTTAGCGGGCAATCCGGCATTAGCTTCCAAACAGCCCAGGCGATCAACCGAACCAAAACGAACAGAGCAATAATCACGCCCAGTCTGATCGGGATAGCTAGCAGCCACGCATAGGTAGGATCAAACAATGTCTTTCCGCCTTCTAGACTTCAAGCCTCAATTCCGTCTTGCCTCCGGCGCTTTGGCGGCGCTCGGCTCGCTTGAATTTTTCATTACCGGCACTTCGACACCTAAAAACGTCTTCGGCGATGAATCGCTTTCTACCAATCTCGGCAGCACGATCACCCTAAACGCCGCTGCCCGGACCACTCAAGACATTTGGATGGCAACGGACGTAGAGTACAGGATCACGCTCAAGGATTCCCTCGGGGCCATTGTCGCCGGGTATCCCCTGGATCACGTACGCTCCGGCGATGCCGCAGGCGCGGCTCCACCTGACCCAACAGCCGGGTCCGATGGCGATTCTCTGCTGACGGATGGTACCGACTGGTACTTCCAAGCATTGCGCGCAGTCCCCGACCCCACAGGCCATGCAGGTACCGCGCTGCTGACAGATGGCGACTTGATCTACTGGGGCGCTGAACAGACCATACCAACCTATGATTCGACCCATTTGCCGGGGGGTATCGTTCAAGGCTCGGGAAGTCTGGTAATCGGAAAGCTGATGATTCTATGGGGCAATGGAACGGCCCCGACCTCAGGCACGACAGCGACCAGCGTGGGCGTTACCTTCGGGACGCCATTTACCTCGTCGTTGCTGCATGTATCGCTAACGCCAACCATTGGCCCCGTCACTGGCGAGTCTGCCCATTGTTCGGCACAGGCAACGGGCGGCAGCATTACCGGATTTACGGCCAACTTTTTTGCCGGCGCAGAAGACGGCGGCGGCTCGCTCAATATCTCCACGGCGGTTACATTTACGTGGGTCGCTTTTGGGCTAATGACTTAATCGGAGTTCGACATGGCGGCTAACAAAATCGTTCGCTTTGGTCCGGTGGCGCTAAGCGCCACTTTAACTACCAATATTTTGAATCCTCCCACGACAACGGGAGGCACGGGCTGCGGTTCGTCTTCGCAATACATCATCATCCGACATATGCATATCGCCAACAAAACTGGCGGCGCTGTCACGTTTAGCCTGTGGCTTGGCGCGACAGGGGCTAACGCCGCAGGAACGGAACTGTTCAATGCAAAACCTGTGGCGGCCAATGATGTCTACGACTGGTACGGTGCGCTTCGCTTGGACGCAGCAGACTTCCTGGTCGGCGGAGCAAGTGTGGCAACTTCATTAACTTTCCAAGCGGAAGGCGAAATCGGTGTAACTGGCTAATGACTGCGCCCGGCATCCCGAACCAAGCGGCGGCACTAGTCGATCAAAACAGGCTGCCAGATAGAAACTGGTATTCATGGTTTGGCCGAATCCAAAAAGCGTTGGACGCGGGAATTATTACGGCAGACCAGGCGACGGCGGAAGTCGCGGCGATTGATGCGCGCGTTGCTGCTTTGGAGTCCGGGCACACGGGCGATGAATTGCTGGCGGCAATGTATGGAACCAACGGGATCACTATTCTGGGTTCTGTCGATTCTGGCGTTGAAGTACGAGGAACGTTGCCAACCAGCTCTTCCCAGCGTGTAATTCCTGGACGGGATGGCGAAGATGGCCTGGATGCGTGGCCTATCCCTGGCCCAAAGGGCGATAAAGGTGATCCCGGTGTCGCCATCTTCATTCAGTCATCAGAGGGAGATGCTGGCGAACCCTGGCCTTTGCCAACCTCTCCGATCACTAAGCAAGTCGCGGCGACACTCAATTACGCCAACGCAACCATTCCAGGCGGCAATACCATTGCCAGCACTGCCGCAGAAACGGCCTTCTCATCGGGCTACACGATCCCCGCCAATGATCTTGCAGTCGGCGACGTACTTCGCCTCAAACTCTGGGGCACATATTCAACCGATATCATCGCACCGACGATTACCGGGAAGGTCAAATTCGGCTCGGTAATCATGCTCAATACCGGGGCGTTGACCACCATTGCCGGCGTCACGAATGCCGGATGGACCGCAGAAGCCTCGTTTATCGTGCAATCCATTGGCGGGGCTGGGACGATTGACGCTCAAGGCGCGGCCTTCTTTGCTACCGCCGCGACAACGACACTAAGCGCGATTATTGCCAATACGGCCACGATAGCGGTCGATACCACAGCGACCGAAGCGGTCAGCGTCACCATTACATGGTCCGCAGCCAGTGCAGCCAACACCATCACGCTGCGCCAGATGATTCTGGAAAAGCTCCG